ATCCGCCAACAATACCCGCCATCGAGATGTAAAACATACTCAAAACCTCTGATAGCGCATCCACCCGTTCAATAGAAACTAGCGGGCTAAACAGCAGCGCGGTGAACAAGTGAACCGCAAACAGCGATACAAAAGCCATCTGTTTCTGAGCACGTAACTTTCTTATCTGAGACTCCGTTTCTGCAAGCATCGTAGCCGCTACCGCTTCGTCGTCTGAAACAACACCGTCATTGTCTAAGTCGTACTTACCAAAATCTTTAGACATATTAGGCCCCTAGAGAAGCTATGCCCCGAAAAAAGGGGTTTACAACCTCTTCACGACGGAAAGGACTAGGCCGAACCGCAAACTGAGAGGGGTCAAAGTTATATTTAAAACGGGAGGGAGAACGAACCGCAGAAACGTCCGGCGCAGGGGCCGCAACACTTGCTGGGGCTCTAGCTACAAACTCCATCCGTGGAAAAGAGGGACTCACTGAAGGGACCGGTAAAGAACCTATCCCTCCGGGAATACCAAACGAGTATCTAGCCGGTATGCCCCCAGCATTAAACCCTCGCAGGTCCACGTTTGACATAGAATAATCTACCGCAGGAGCCGGAGCAGGCCCTACGGAGGTGCTTTGCGGTACCGCGCCGGCAGAAATAACGAAGCGGTTTTGGAAATCTGGAATGATCGCCCTATTGGTCACGATTCCCCCTTTGCTTCAACAGCTCTCGTTCCATAGCCGAATCAATTCGAGCCTGTGTTTGACGCGCTTGAGCAGCCAAGCGTTGATCAAACTGTTGAGAACGCATTGCCAAGGACTGAGCATCCAGAGCGGCCTTCTGCTGATCCATCGCCGCATCATTCTGCTCGGCTTGTTGTTTGATAGCCAGTTCCTGCTTCTTAAGCTCAATAAGTGGGTCAGGCTGACCCGCCCCAGACAGTTGTTGTGACATCTGCTGAAGTTTCTGCATCCCTTGTGCAATCAGCTGAGCCGTGAGACGCTCTAACTGAAGCATCTGCTCTTCCGTGGCGGGCTGTCCACCAGACTGACTAACTTGCTGCATAAGAGCCACCGCCGCCTGTTCCTGCGCCGCCACCTTAACATGCTCCATAATATGCTTCTGAAGAGCCATCGCAGCCATCGGCATCTGAGCAATCATAGGTGTGTTACCAAAAACCATGTGCGCCATAATGTGGGCTTCGTGATCCTGACCCTCAAACACCTTCAGAGGTATGTTGTCCAAAAGGTTTATGTTCTCTTGTGCAGGATCCGTGGGCCGTGGTTCTTCATCCGGAACCCGCGTCATAATACGGTCTACATCCGACACACCTAGCGCGGAATACATGTCACGGAACACTTCGTGCATATTGTGAAGTTCAGGAGCCTGAGAAGCCAGCTGAAGCTTCGTCTGAGCCATAACAATGCGCTGAGACTGACTAAACACATTCGGGTTGCTGACTGGAATTACGTCGATCCGGTCATCAAAATCCTCTGCCATAATGGTCTCATCACCACCCTCGACAGAATACGGGTACTCCTGCGGCAGGCTTTCAGACATCACCCGAGCAAGGATCTTGAACTCCTGACGCATCGCGTAGTGCAGGCGCTTGTGAACAGCGCTCATGACCCGCGAACCCTGCTCCAGCATAGCAAACGTCGTACCTACCGCCGCTTGATCATTACCATCACCAACTTGCATGTCTGTAATAGTAGCAAACCGCTGACCCGCCTGAACAACAAAGCCAAGAAGGTTAAATAGCGTCTGATCCGGACCCTTGAAGGGAAGAGGCATCAAGCTATCGCGAATGGCACCGCCCGGCGCATCAACATCACGGAACTCACCCGGCTGGAGCGGATCATCATCGTCCCTGATCCGTAGGCCACGGGCCTTGAAACCTGCCGGGAGATTCGACAGCGTACCCGCATCGATCAACTGACGAAGTGCCGCCGTCGCCGTTCGGGATAATCCACCAATCGTGTGAATAAGACCAAGCCCGTAGAAACCAAAACCCGGCAAGAACTTATAGTGCGTGAAGTACGCAATCTTTTTCTTCTGAGGATCGTTTTCACGATAGTTGCGACGGACAGAAAGAACCTGACCATTGTCCTGAGAAATCGTCACAATGTACGGGACCTTGATACCCGTTGGGTAGCCCTCGTCGTCTAGCTCTTCAAAACCCTCAATGTCCAGATCGACATGGCACTCCAGTAGTGTGCAGTCATAATCAACCGAAGAGGCCGAAATACCGTCTATCCGATCAACTTCTTCCTGAACAGAGGTTAGCTCGCCTTGCGCTGGGATGACGTCTACGTCTCGGTAAAAACCCGCAACCTGACGCTTCCGCAGGTCGTTCAAAGACATCTTAAAGACTTGAGTGATGTTAGGACACGTCTCTAAATCAGACGTTTCATAAGGAACAACCAAGTTTTCCGCCGGAACAAACTTACTTACCGCACGACCCAGCGTGTCATCAAAATAAGTCTTCTTGAAAGTAGAACCAGCCAGAGGCAGATAAAACAGCATCTGGTCCATGTCAGGCGTGTAATCTTCCATCACATCCGTGATGTAATAATTCATAAACGTCTTAACGCGACGGGCCTGATCTGCCTTAGATCGAGTCTCCTTACCCATCACCACCGTACGTACAGGGCCGGATGCAGGTAAAAGCTCGTTAAAAGCTTGCGCTTGAAACTGAGTAGCCGCTTCCGCTAAAAGAGGGTGGGTTACACCGGAGGACCCACGGAACGGTTGAGTTCTTTCTTCATAAGTGAAGCCGAGTAGCTCCAAGCCTTCGGCGTAAGCATCTTCCCACTCCTGGCGGCCTGATTTGTTAGCGTCAAACTGAGACAACAAATCATTAGCAATAGCTTGAAGTTCACGGTCTGAAATCTGGTCAACCAGATTATCATCAAACTCTCCACCCGCCATTACGACGTCAATCGGCTCAAAATCAATGGTAACACCACCGTCGTCTTCAGCGGTGATTTCAATCTCGCCTACATCCGCTGCTAAGATGTCCGCGTCAACTACATTTATGCGATCCGGTATCTCTAAGGAAACTTCTGCTTCCAAATCGTCCATGTCTACTTGAGAAGGTATATTCCGGTCTACTAAACCGCCATTAGATGTAGGTTTTCTAGCCACGATAACTCCTTAGAAAAATCCGCCTATCCCCGAAAAAGGTACAGGTCTTCTGTTTGAGGCATTACTCTCACCTACACCCCTGTAGAGATCAAGTCCAGTTTCTTGATCAGTAGGCACCGGACGATCCATAATAATACGCAACTGCTCCAAAACCATATCATCAGCAACAGCCGTAAGCTCCTCAATAGAAGCATCCGTTAAACCACCACGACGCATGATATCCAAGCCAACACCCCTGTTCCGTGATTCCTGAGCAATGTCTTGAGGATTACCAAACACGCGGGACAAGCCTTGGAAAAAACGCTGCGAAGCTCGCTGCGTCTCAACACCATAACGTTGCGCCGCAACCATGCTCGAAAGTAAATCACCACGAACATCTATCAACTCTTGCGCCGTAGGAGCCGTGGGCCGCGACTCAGGGACCACGAGCCCCGTGCCCGGATAACCGTACTCTTCCATAAGTATATCGGCAAAAGGACCCGGAGAACGGATTCGGCTAATATCCGCCGCTTGGTACGGAGAAAGACCACGGCGAAGACCTTCTGCTTCTGGTCGGATCATCTCTGGTAGAAGGTCGCCTAGACCCTCAAATATCTCCCGTCCGATCTCCCCACTTCCCCGCTCGGGAGGCATCCTGATTTCAGGCTCTTGCAAAGGGCTTAGAAAACGAGACATGTCCGGTTCGGTAGACAAGCCTGGAGAAAGCGATGAAAAAGCGTTGAGGTAACCATCCCTCCACTTATTTGCAAACTCGCCCGCCGTCTGATTTAACTGACCCCCGTTGTCTAGAATAGATTTTCTTGCTTGGTCTGCGGCCTTTGCAGGGGGATACCCCCCGACCTCAATCCAATAATCTACAAACACGTCGTAGACATTGCGGTTCGACTGAGTAAACAGTCGGGGTGTAATGCCGGGGCCCTGCTGGTGCATAAGATACAATTCCCAGCCCACAGGTTCTCTCCCAAAGAGGTTGCGAAGCGTTTCCTGGTGTTTTTTAGCCATCCTCGTCGCAGCGTCAGTGCTTGCAACATAGTCTAATCGGTTGTCAAAATTTTTCCCCTTTAACCCGTATTCCCTGGCGGTGCTTGCAATAAATTGAAACAAGCCCTTTGCAGAGTACTGTTCCTCCGCCCATTTCATCTTTTTCTCAAAGGTGGTGCCGTCGTTCTTCCGATGATTAAAACCGATAGAATACGATGTTTCCGCAGTAGGATCAAAGCTACTTTCAATAAGAGCCATGGTCCTGAGATGACCCTCGGGTAGGCCGGCATCCTCGTTTTTTAAATTCAAAAAGTTTATTAGGTCTTCGCGCTTAATAACGTTTGCTTCAACCCAATCACGGCGTCGCGGGTCTGGGTTGCGCCGTCGGTTCGCTTCCCACATCTGAACAAACCTAATGTCGTCGGGAACGTTCGGGAGGGGGCTCGGAGATTTTGGACTAAGATAGTCCTCTCGAAAACGAGAAAAAGAAGGGTCCCGATCTCGAAACACAAGATCCGGTTCCAAGGGTTCCTCCTCATAACCTTTCCGAAGAAGCTCCTGCTCCTCATCAGAAAGCACACGAGGAACCGTGTAGGTCGGTTCCGTAAGCTGTCTTTGCTCCGTAAAGGTGACATGTTCCGGTCTAACCGAAATACGGTCCTCGGGTATTTCAAAGGTGAAGGTGGGATCCTGCGCAAGATCCTGCGGGGCATTGCCGGGTAGACCATGCCGCATAGTTTCTATGATGTTGGGGTTGTCCTCAAAAAAGGCCGCTGCCTTCCGTATTAACTGGCGGTAAGGTTCCGGAAGCCTTCTCTCTTCCTCTTC